CCCTAACGGTGCTCGGATTTTGACCGATGATGCAGTGTTTAATGCTTTTGAAAAGGGAAGCGGAACCCTCAAGACCTATGGTACTTGGGAGGTGAAGAAAATCCAGCACGGGAAACGGTCTACTCGAGATGCTATTATTATTACCTCTCTGGCTAGCGGGAGTTCAGAAAGATTCCTTGAAAAACTCAAAGATGCAGTTGAATCAGAAAAGATCGTTGGCGTCATTGATGCCCAAGACCACTCATCCCGTGACGGTATTGAAATCCAAGTCGTCTTGAAGAGCGGAATAGACGCAAACACCGTAATCTCCCAGCTTCTTGCCTTCACAAACCTCTCTGATTCCATTGGTGTAAACGCTACAGCCATCTCTGGCGGCCTACCCACCATCCTCGGTGTGAAAGATATCATTGCGGAGTGGTACGGGGCGCGATGCGAGGCCCTAAGATCCCGGTATAAGGCCGAAACCGATCGACTCGAGGGTAAAATTCACATCCTCGATGGCCTTTTGACCATTCTTGCCGACATTGACGAGGTCATCAAACTCATCAAGGGCTCAAAGACCAAGGAAATTGCTGCCGGAAAGCTTAAAAAGCGGTGGAAATTGACCGATGTCCAGGTCCAGGCCGTCCTCTCCATGCCCCTCAGCCGCCTGGTGGGCGTTGAGAAACTCGAGTTGGAGACAGAAAGGGCCGATTTGAAGGCGAAAGTCGCCGAACTTATGGAAATTATTACCACTCCGGCCAAAATGGATGAGCATATCATCTCCCAGGTGGCAGAGTTTAAGAAATTTGCAGATGCTCGTAGGAGTCAATTGGTAACTATGGCTGATATTGGGGTGGAAAAGGCTAAAATTACGACTGTTTCGGGCACTCGTAGGGTTAAAATGCCTACTCCTAAGGACCGGATTAAGGACGAAGGGAAGAAAATTGGCATGAAGAGGACAGAATTGACAAAATTCTTTGCTTCGGTGGCCGGTAAGACCAATATCAAGGCAGAATGGGACACATTTAAAGAAGATTGGCATCACGCCCAACAACTTTCGACGCGTAAAGGGCGCGCAGAGCGCAAAATCCTACTCGATAAGATGAAAGAGGAGGCGATTAAGAAAGGAATGCCTAAACGCGGACAAAAATCTTGGAATTCTTTTATGGAAGGCCGGGAGAATGCTAAAATTAAGGATATAGAGAAAGATCTTAAAGTTTGGATGGAGAATATTAAATAAACTGGTTAAGTATTAAATATAACTTAACTATGAATGAAGATCTATTTTATATTCGGTAAAGGGATAGATGGCTGCGGGGTAACCCGCGGCGCTATTCTTTTTGAGAAATGGCTCGTAAAGAACGGAAACTCTACTCATATACTAGATTTTAATAATAAACAGAAAATGTTAAGGGCTAAAAACTCTTCTTTTTTGGGAAATCTCAAGAGAGTTGAGGCTAATGACATAGATGTTAGTGACGATATTATTTCCGATGTCGATTCTTCTGATATTGTAATATTTCATAGTTACCCAACTAAAAAGCAAGAAGGATATGTAGAAAGATTTAGAAGATTCGTTGAGAAGATAAAAAATCCTATAGTTGTGATGCATGACCATGGCGTCACTCAACAAACTATAAATTCCGTCCCCCAGTCAGGGGAGATTTTTTCATATGCGGATGTTCTAGTCACCCAATCGGAAGAGGGTTTAAGTCGTACTGCATTTACCTCTTTTGACCATGGGTTAAATGGTAGGGTGGTGGAGAATCCGATTTGGTTTGAGTCATCGTCTCTTGATGAATATAGAAAAAATTTTGAAGAGAGGTCTAAATCTCTAATCTATTTGGGCAGGACTTCAGTAATCAAGGATCCTTGCATGATTTGTAGAATAGAGCCCTTTCTTCCAGCGGATTGGAGATTATCCATGGTTGGATGCGAAAGATCTATAAGTTTTTTTCCTCCACAAGATGTATTACATAAAAGAACCACAATATTTCCATCGAACTATATCTCGGATTATAGGGATAAAATTCTCTATTATTCCTTAGATAAAGATGGTAATTATAAATTGTCTAATTGGGGATCAAAAAGAGAGGATCTAGATCGTATAGAGATTTTGGATCAGTATAAATATACCTACGGTATGGAAAGACTAGGAAAATCATTTGCCTCCTGGTGTGGGTATAAACTTGGAAATCGTAAAGAATATGGGCGGAGAATGGAATATACTATGATCGAGAGTTTTCTATTATCTCTCCCTATTATCAACCGCCATTTTGCGGAAAATGCCTACAGCCCAGAAGGAAAACTATGGGCTGAATATTCCGGCCCTCTTGTATCTCAAAGGGGAGAGGAAGAGGGATTAGCAGGGGAATTGATTAGGATCTCGGAATCAAAATCTGAGTGGGAGGAGAGGACAGACGCGTCAAGGTCTCTTATTAAGAAATTTAATGACATAGACCTATTGGCCCCAAAGTTCTTGGAAAATATATTGTCTAAAGGTAAAAGAACTGATAAAAGAGACCCGCTTGAATTGATAACCAAATGGTTCCCAGATGCTAAAAAATATAGAGAAGGCGGATATATAGTAATGTCTAATACCACTAACATACTTAAATCTATTCCAACAATTCTAGAGAATGGAAAACAATCTCAGGTGAAATAAAATGATCCCAGAAAAAACAATAGTTTGTGATGTAGATCACACCATTTTATTCACGAAGAATAGAGATTATGATAACTCTATCCCGAACCATGCCGTATGTAATAAACTTAGAGAAGCTAAGGATAGTGGATGGAGAATAGTATTATATACGGCTAGGGGGATGGGTAGATCCGGTGGAAATATATCTTTAGTTGCCGAAGAAGTTAAATCAGAGATTATTAGGTTTTGTGAAAAATTTTCAGTTCCATTTGACGAATTAGTGGTTGGTAAACCTTGGGGTAGGTATTATGTTGATGATAAAGCTCTACGGCCAGACGAATTTGCTAAATTAGACCTTAATAATATAGAGGAGGTACCGTTGTGAACTTTGTAATTTTAGCCGCTGGAAAAAGTCAAAGATTCGGGAGGAATAAATTAGAAGAGAGGTTTAATGGCAAGACGCTTCCAAGATTGGGCGCAGAATTCGCGCTTAAAAATGGAGCCTCGAATATCTATTTGACACTCTCCCGCTCATCAGTAACTACTGATAGTAAAAGGATTTACCACCCAATCCTTGAAGACATATCCGAAGTATGTTCACCTATCATCGGGTTTCAATCTGAAGAATTCTATGGTCCTGGGGCAGCAATATCCACATGGGCGGGGATAATCAACGAGCCGTTCGTTGTCTTATTTGGAGACAATTACTATAGTGGCAATCTTGGTAAATATATTAATGTATTCCAAGATGAAACCGATAATAATACGTATTTTACAACCCTATCCTTTCCTCCAAATCCGCGCAATTTACAACTTTCTGCGGTAGTTGATGGGTATGTAGTAGAAAAACCACATAGTTATATGCAGGGAGATTATTTTTGTGGAATGATTAGATTCCCAAAAAATTGTTTCGAGTATTTTGAGAATTTAAAAAGAAGTGATAGAGGTGAAATAGAAATTACCGACATGATAAATATGTCACCATCTTCCGTTCCGATCAACTTAAAAGAAATCGAGATGGTATGGGATGATTTGACCTATCAATCGGACATTGAAAGAATCCATAAATTAATTATAAATGAAAGGTAGTAGTGGGGCGAGGTTAGAATATGCCGGAGATTTTATAATAAAGTCTTGCTCTGATGCCACTGAGCAGGATATGTGGTTTAAACTTGCATCAAAACTTCCGGTGGTAGATGGGGTTAGAATTCCTCAATCCGAGATTGTATCTCATAATACTTATAAAATAGAGTTTATAAACGGTGTATGTGGTACTCATAGTCCCTCTACACTCATCATAGATACACTTACTAATCAAATACTAACCTGGAAAAATTGTCCGCAATCCAGAGATATTAGTTGGAGGAGTTATATGGATAGGCTGTGGCATAATCATATACTACATCCGAACTCTGGTGACGTAGTAAAAATAGTTTTTGACTATATCAATGATAACCTCACCAACCTACCTCCATCTTTTTCTCATGGAGATCTTACACTCGAAAATGTGATTATAGACAACGATGGTAGGTTGGTAATAATAGATCCAAATTTCAAAAAAGATCTATTTCAGTCTTACCTCTTGGACTTTGGCAAATTGCTCCAATCTGTGAATTCCGACTATCATAGGGTTTTCAATTCAAACCCTGGAGTTGATTTATCAGCCCATAAAAACCTTTTATTCAATCAATTAAGAAAAATGGGGATATTAAGAGAATGTTTGTTGTGTGAGATGAGTCACATAATCCGCCTAAGGAAGTACAAGTCATCGGAAATGGCAAATGACGTCGACGTGTTGCTAACCAGGTTGTTACGTGAGATTAAATTTGTTTAAAGGTTATTACATGTCTTGATTTCATGACAAAACCATGATATGATAGACAGATCGGGATTGGAGGTCATGCTCCCCTTCCGAATACTTAACTACGAACATCGAAATTTTAATACTATGACAGCTTCTTCTATTGCTCAGCGCAATGCTGGCAATGTCTGGGAGCAGTTCTGTGAGTGGGTAACATCCACCAATAACCGGCTCTATGTGGGTTGGTTTGGTACTCTGATGATCCCTACCCTCCTCGCAGCAACTATCTGCTTCATCGTTGCCTTTATCGCCGCTCCGCCAGTTGACATTGATGGTATCCGCGAGCCTGTTGCCGGATCGCTAATGTACGGAAACAACATCATCTCTGGTGCTGTTGTCCCCTCTAGCAATGCAATCGGTCTCCATTTTTACCCTATTTGGGAAGCTGCCTCGCTAGATGAATGGCTTTACAATGGTGGACCCTATCAACTCGTGGTTTTCCACTTCCTCATTGGTGTATTTAGCTACATGGGACGTGAGTGGGAACTCTCCTATCGCCTGGGTATGCGTCCTTGGATCTGCGTTGCTTATAGCGCTCCCGTGGCTGCTGCAACTGCTGTGTTTCTTGTGTATCCCTTCGGTCAAGGTTCCTTCTCCGATGGAATGCCTCTCGGAATCTCGGGCACGTTTAATTACATGCTCGTCTTCCAAGCAGAACATAATATCCTTATGCATCCGTTCCATATGCTCGGCGTGGCTGGGGTATTTGGTGGCAGTCTCTTTAGTGCTATGCACGGAAGTCTGGTCACGTCTTCGCTAGTTCGCGAGACCACCGAGCAGGAGTCTCAGAACTATGGCTACAAGTTCGGACAAGAGGAAGAGACCTATAATATTGTTGCTGCTCATGGCTACTTTGGTCGTTTGATCTTCCAATATGCATCGTTCAACAACTCTCGTTCGCTACACTTTTTCCTTGCTGCTTGGCCTGTTGTCGGTATCTGGTTTGCCGCCTTGGGCGTTAGCACAATGGCATTCAACCTCAACGGTTTCAACTTCAACCAGTCGCTCCTCTCCAGTGATGGTCGAGTGATCAATACCTGGGCAGATATCCTCAACCGTGCCAACCTTGGTTTTGAGGTAATGCACGAGCGTAACGCTCACAACTTCCCTCTCGATCTTGCTGCTGCTGATGCAACTCCGGTGGCTCTAACAGCACCCACGATCGGCTGAGTTATTAGCTTCCTAGGGTCCCACAAGGGGCCTTTTTTTATGCGTAGCTATTGACATCTTGAGTATTTTGGTCTAAAGTAGATTAAAAGGAGACATCTTATGCAACACTCTGAGCTATATTATTATGGACTACTCCTGGTCTTCGGAGTTGTTGCATACATGATTGTTGTAGATAAGAATGTTGCAGCTTACATCGTCCTTTTAGGAAAAGTTGCAAAGTTACAAGTAAACCGATTTATCTTCTGGATTAAGTTTTATCCCCGCCTCCGCTTTGACACCTTCTGGCTGAAGAGAAAGTCAAAGAAAGTATTAAATGCTTTGAAACAAGAACAATCCTAGGTTAAAATAAAGAGGTACACATGGACACTTCTATGCTCCAAGAAGAATGGGCTGAACTCAATGAAATGCACACCAAAATCGGTAATAACGGACTTACTTCGTTCTCCTCGGCTTTTTTGGAGCGCTATTCTGAACTTTTCGCAAAATCTCTCCGAGGTAAGGGCGACCCAGCTCCCAACTCTGGATACCACGACCCCTTGGTATGAGTGGCATTCATATTTAGAATGTTGTGCAAGTCTTGATATAACTCCTTCGCTTCGGAGATTCATGGCCTATAACGCTTATTTTAAATCGGTGACTCAAAATGATTAGCACTCTCATCCAACTCGGTAAGTTAACACAAAAGATCGAAGAGATTGATAAAAAACTTAAAGTAATCCAAGAAGATTTACTTGTTATCAAAGCCCAACATTCAAAACCACCCAACTCATGGGAATCTGGTTTTTCCTTAGGAGATAAATAATGTACGAAGACCTTACTACTTTTGAGAGGGCTCTCGCGCGATTTGGAGATAAGGTTGCCTTAATAGCCGGGTTAGAAATCGCCGACAAAATGTCCCCAGAAGACGCCTATCAAGAGATTAAAAAGCTCTATAAGGGTCTAAAGAAGTTACGTAAGAAAGAACGTGATTCTTGGGACTTAGACGACGATGATTCTTAACGAGTTGGTTAATAATGTATTCCAGGACTGGAGGGTAATGAATGAATTGCCTTCTGGTCTTTCTCATATTGAGACATCAGGCGCAGCAAAAATTGTCTCGTGGACATGGGATGGTGATGGGATCAGAAGAGCCCGACTTTGCCAACTGACAGTCCCAGAGAAGTTTACTGCGGAGACTTTAGTAATCTATCCTGAGGAGTTTTGTGAGGGGCCAATTTTTGGTTGTGAGTATTTACGTATTGGCAATAAAAAATTTTTTGGTGGGATTGATTTTCATCCGTTAAGTCAATCTGAAACCTATCTACGCGAGTATATTGATAATTATCTGGATGATATGCCCGATACAGAGGCAGAAACATCTAAGTTCTATGACTTAAGCACTTATTTTTCAAAAAAGTTTTGGTTCTCAAAGAAAGGTTATGACTTCTATAACCTATTTTGCTCAACAACTCACGAATATCTGATAAGATATAAACAATTACTCGAAGAGGCCGAACCAACCCATTCTATGTGGGGTCTCCATCGTAAATACGACCTTCATATGGGGGAACATGATCCCGCCCACGGGATTTTAAAGGCTTATTTCTCAGAAGAGTTTGCAAACTTCTACATTAAAAAATTTCTATTTAATTTAATGGATGAAAAGTTATGAAAATTATCACAAGGTCCGATATTTATGCTCAAATTAAGCCAAAACATATCTTCGACCTTAAGGAACTAGCAAATTCTTCAAATAAGCACTCGTATTATCAGTTTTATGGGCATATTTCTAAAGGTCATATGATGTATGATCTTGATCTTCAAGAAGCAGTTATTAACTCTGCTCATTCTTTAAGATTTACTAACCTTGAGGTATATCAAATTTTAGAAAAGGCCATAAAAATAGTTGAAAATACAGAACAATATACAGAATATCTGCTTAGTACTACCTTCGGAGAACCTAAATTTATAATCAATCCGCCTGGCACCGTGAGATTTTACTCACAGGATCTTATTTGTTTCTATACTGGAAAAAACTGGAGAAAACTTGACAAACCAAATATTCACATTTAAATATCCAGGCAGAGAACCAAAATATCTAGATAGTTTTCTTCAAGAAAGGCCGGATATACTTGATTATTACATCTATGATGTAAATCTTACCTCTGGAACCCTTCTATACCTCTCAAAGGGTGGAATTGGGGTTACATGTGAACCATATATTGTTAAAATGCACGAGTGGATTAAAACTTCGTCTCTTGCATCAACTTTAGAGTGCGCATATAAGACAAAATTTAAAGAAGAGATCGGAAAATGGAGATATATAAGGCTGAGAGAGAAATTTAATGAATCTACGAATAAATTAGAGAATTGGAGGCAATGTGCAGAGCTCTATTTGCTATGGGTAGGATCTAATTTTACTCATAGGTACAGAATTGGTGGGTACGATGGAATATTTTTTCCTACTCAGTTAAAAACAGAGCAACTTTTAAATGCCTCGCGGACAAGCCGCGAGAAAAACCTTCTCTTTAGAAAAGAAGATCTGTTTTCCTTCAAAGAAAGCATTATTAATGAAAATGTTATTGTATATGCCCACTTGCCTAGGGAATTTGGGGTATTTGGGGCGGGATGGACTTGGAATAAAAATAATTTAGAGCGATTTACTCGGGTGATAAGAGAATTTGC